AAAAGATTTGTGATAAATTAAAACCTGTTTGGCATGTAGGGGACAGCAGGGAGGTGAAGAAAATAGCTAAAGATGAATATGATTTTATTTTTTCCTGCCCTCCTTATTATGATCTTGAAATTTATAGCGATGACCCTAAAGATTTGTCAAATTTATCTTGGGCTGATTTTTTAAAAGATTACAGACAGATAATAAGTGATTCAATGTCAATGCTTAGACAAGCTCGCTTTGCTTGTTTTGTGGTAGGGGATATAAGAGATAGGAAAGGCATGTATCGGAATTTTGTCTCGGAAACTATATCAGCCTTTCAGGATGCGGGAAGTTTTCTCTATAATGAAGCCATCCTTATTACAGCGGTTGGTTCTCTGCCTATAAGGGTAGGAAAACAATTTGAATCTGGGCGAAAATTGGGCAAGACACATCAAAATGTATTGATTTTTATTAAAGGGAATCCTAAAAAAGCGACCAAAGATATTGGTAAAGTAGATTTTGGGGATGTTACCTAACCCCATGCTTAAAAAATCCTTGCAATTTAAAAATTAGCAGTTATAATAAACAAGGGGGATATTGAAAAAGTTGAGATGAGAAAGGAGGAGAAGGATGGATAAACGGTAATTGACAGGGTTGACGATAAAAAATGAAAGCTTCGATTGAACAAATAGAAAAAATATTAGAGCTATCAGGCGGATGGCAGAGTGTGGCTGCAAAAAAGTTAGGGATAAGTCGGCAGGCTCTAAACAAACGTATCCAGAAATCTAAACGCCTTCAAGATACACTTGAGGCCATAAAAGAAAGAACTCTTGATATGACAGAAGGCCAGTTGATGAAGTTAATCAAGGCGGGCGAACCCTCTGCCATATATTTCTATCTCAAGACCCAGGGCAAACATAGAGGCTACATCGAGCAATGGCGAGGCGAACTCTCCGGCCCCGGAGGCCTTCCTATGCCAATTGAGTACGTAAGGCATGAAGAAAAGAAAAGTTAAGGTAACAAGAGTATTTGACGAAAATGAGAAGGCGAAAGAACTCATCGTCTGTAATAGGGGCGGTGCTCGGAGTAGTAAGTCTTTTTCTTTAGGTCAACTCTTTGTTCAGAGATTAACAGCGCAACACAAAAAAACCTTCCTTGTGGTGAGAAAGACTATGCCTTCCTTACGCATTACCGCCTACAAACTAATCCTCGACCTATTGGCTGATTATGGCTACCTACCTTATTGCAGACATAATAAGACGAATAATATACTTGAGTATGGCGATAACTTCATGCTCTTCACAAGTATAGAATATGTTTCCAGGATCAAAAGCACAGAATGGAACTATATCTGGATGGAGGAGGCAGAGGAATTTACACATGACGATTTTCAAATCTTAAAAATGCGACTATCCGGCCCCACCACTGCCAAAGAGCCTAATCAAATGTTTTTATCGTTCAACCCTGTGGATGCTTATTCTTGGTTAAAGACAGAGGTCATTGAAAAGGAAAATAGTGTAAGGGATATCGTCTCAACTTACAAAGATAATCCTTTTTTGTCTCCTGCATATGTGAAGATACTGGAAGACCTGAAAAATCAAGATGAGACCTTATGGCAAGTGTATGGCCTGGGTGAATGGGGAGTCTTAAAAGACCTGATATATACAAACTGGGACGTTGTCAGGGAATGGCCAAAGAAAGCAGATTATACGTTATATGGCTTGGATTTTGGTTATAATAATCCTTCTGCCTTTATTCAAGTCAAAATCAAAGATCAAGAAGTATGGTTAAGAGAACATATATACGAAAGTGGGTTGACAAATCCAGAATTAATTGCAAAAATAGATAAACTTGGTATTAAGAAGAGCGATGAGATATATGCTGATTCTGCAGAACCTGATCGTATAGAGGAATTTTATCAGGCAGGATATAATATTTTCCCGGCAGAAAAGAGTGTTTGGAATGGTATTGAATACTGCAAAAGGTTAAAATGGCATATATGGCATGAAAGCACAAATCTCCTAAAGGAAATCAGAGGTTACAAAGCGAAAACAGATAAAAATGGGCATGCTATGGATGAGCCAGTGAAGTATAATGATCACGCCCTCGACGCGGCACGCTATGCCCTATTTTCGCATTATGTGCGCTACCAGCGTGGGGCTGGGGGGCATATAAGAGTAATTTGACATTTCAAAAATATTATGATAGGAGATAGATCATGAAAATATTCGGGTTTGACATTAGCAGAATAAAGCAAGCGACTGAGAGGGTATTACCAACTTTAGCGCCACCTCTCTTTAGTGTTCTAGGCCTCTCACATCCCTCTGATTATGCCACCCAGATTGATATGTATGTATCGTGGGTGTATGTGGTTGCAGCAAAGAATGCTCGCGCCGTGGCTGCTGTGCCACTACGATTATATACAACCAAGAAAAAGAATACGAAACTGTTTTTTGAAGCCAAATCTATTTCTTCGGAACAAAAAACCTACCTTGAAAAGAATCCCGGGTTGATTTCGTACCTCTCAAAAGGCGAAGAGACAGTTGAACTTCTTGAACATCCATTCCTTGAACTAATGAAAAAGGTCAATGAATTCAACAATGAGTTCGACCTTCAGGAGCTTACACAGTTATATCTTGAATTAACTGGCAACGCATATTGGTATACAGTACGCAATAACTTAGGCACGCCTATTGAAATATGGACGATCCCTCCTCAAAACATGTGGGTGATTCCAGACAAAAAAAAGATAATTCAAGGCTATATGTATCGAAAAGGAACAGAAAAAATTCCATATGAGCGAGAGGAGATTATTCATTTCAGATTTGCGAATCCAGGCAGCTCTTATTATGGCGTTGGCCCGGCGGCTGCGATATGGAGCGCTTTTAAGTTTCACCATGACATGCGCATAATGGAGAATACCCTGCTTGAAAATAGAGGCATGGTAGAGGGAGGCATTGAGACGGATAATCGGGTTTCAGATGCTGAGTTCAAGCGGATGAAAAAAGAATGGAAGCAGTATCAGGGGGCATCCAAAGTAGGTAAAACTTTATTTCTCGATAATGGTATGCACTACAAACGTTATGCTGCTATGCCAAAGGATATAGTTTATCCAACCGGGCAGAAAAGAGCGGTTGAGGAAATAGCGGCTGCATTTGGTGTGCCGATGTCAAAGATCACAACTGAATCAGTGAATTTGGCGAATGCGCAGGCTGGAGAAATACAATACCAAAGAGATACTATCCTGCCTCGCCTACGACTGAAAGAGCAAAAACTAAATGAACGTCTGTTGCCTATGTTTGACGAGAGGCTGTTTGTGGCATATGATGATCCTGTGCCTGCCAATCGTGAGCAAGAACTTGAGGAAAGGAAAGTACATCTCGAGACTGGGGTTACAGTAATAAATGAGGAGCGTGCAAAGATAGGAAAAGAACCTGTCCCCTGGGGAGATCGGCCTATCTTGCCTATGAACCTCATGCCATTTGGAAGTCCGGGACAAAAGGAGATTGATGAGTTTAGCGAGCTGGTATTGAAAAAAATCAAAGAGGGAGTGATGTAAAAATGTTTACTTATGGGGAGGGAGAAGAGGTTGAATATATCAAAAGTCATACATGTAAAAATAAACCGTCATATGTTTCCATCGATTTAAGAGCTACATCGACTAATAAATTTTGGGTACTTACGCTAGAATATATGGGAATGAAGGGTTTGCTGTTTTATTATTAGGAAATAATAAGGACCCAATATCTTATTGCCCTTATTGTGGAAAGAAATTGATTGAGGAGACTAATTAACCGATGCTAACCAATGCTGAACTTACACCTGATCTTGCTCAAAATATAGCGCTTGAATATCTCAAAAGTAACCAGGAGAACTTACGTCAACATTGGTATAATTTCATTTCTCGTACTATCAGGTATGAGGACAGACTTAGAGAAGCCTTCCAAAGAATATTCAGGAAACAAAGAGAAGAAGTTCTGGATAATATTTTCACAGATTACTTTTTTGATATTGAAAAATGGAATGGGATTATTGAAGATGAGCTTATTAAACAATTTATGCAGATAGTTGAGGCTGAAGGCAATATCGTTTTAGCGCAAGAGCTTAGCAAGTCTTTTACAAAACAGGATGTTATTGGTGGCTTTGATGTTGAAAATCCTTATGTACGGGAAATTACAGAAGGCAGAGCGTTAAAACTTTCACCTGAAATCAATATAGAAACACAGCAAGAACTACGAGCTACCCTGATTGCCGGGCATGAGGCCGGTGAAAGTATGCCTTTGTTGGCCAGAAGAGTACAGGAGCTATTTGCTGGGTTTGAAGATTATAGGGCATTAAGGATCGCACGTACAGAGACGATTAATACAAGCGCGGGAGCAGCAGAAGAAGCCTTTGTCCAGAGTGGAGTTAGGAAAGGAAAGAAATGGCTTGCAGCTTTTAGCGAGAGGACATGCACTGGATGTCAGCAAATGAATGGGCGAACTGCGCCATTACGAGAACCTTTTGATACAAGTGGGGTGGAGCTTGATTTGAGTTACTATGGCGGTGTACTGTATCGCCCCACTGCCCACCCTTCTTGTAGGTGTTGTCTTATCAGTTTTTAAAAAAAACATATTGACTTTTACAAAATAAGTTTTTAGGCTATGTCAAAAGAAGACTTAATTATTCAAATTCTAATTCGAGGATTAAAACAGATTGTAAAGAACTTAGAGCGTCTAAAAGAGAAAAATAAGAAATAAGCGTTTATTGCCTCCCTTTAACAAGGCACGCATAAACAGCACTGGTCACGCTCTCACAGCCTCACCAGATATTTAAGATATTTATAAATATTTGGTGAGGTTTTTTTATGGAGGTGCGAAATGGACATAATTACTGAACGTTTGAAACTAAAGGATGTATTCCCGGATAAAGCAAAGAACCTGATAACAAACTATAAGTTAGGGGCTGATCCCGATTACATCCGAAAAGGACTGGTGGCTGAAAAGACAGAGGTAGATACAGATGCTAATACCATAACATCATACATTACAACTTCGGCAGTGGATCGAGATAAGGAGATTGTAGCTCCAGAAGGGGCAATGTTAGACGAA